CGTCCTCCTGCGCGGCGGCCATGCCGAAGACCTTGACGTAGTCACCCATCGCCTTGCGCACGTCGTCGATCGTGGCGGCCGGCGGCGGGGCCACGGGCTCCTCGATCGTCGGCTCGGCGGCCACGGGCTCGGCCGCGGGCGCCACGACGGGCGCGGCCTCGACAGGGGCCTCGGCCTTCGGCGGCCTGCCGCGCTTCTTGGGGGCCGCGGCGGGGGCCGGGGTCTCGGCGGGGGCCGCCGGGATGTCGTGCGGCTCGACCGGCAGCGGCGGGGTGACCACGTCGGTGACCACCGCCACCTCCGGCGGCTCGCCGCGCCGCGGCTCGTCGGCGATCTCGACGAGGAAGCGCGCGAACGCGCGGTAGTGGGCGGGACTGCCCAGGTAGTGCTCGACCTTCATTTCTCTGCTCCTAAGACGTTGCGGATGGTTGCGACCTTGCGGGTCAGGATGCGCGCGAAGGCTTCATCGATGGAGCCCTCGAGCGCGGCCACGCGAACCCGGCATTGCCGGGTCTGCGTGTGGTTCGTGATGCGCATGGCGGCCTGCGCCATGTCCTTCGGCACGAAGGAGTACTCCACGAACATCAGTTCGGCCGCGGACGAGAGGTCGATCCCCTCGCCGGCGGCCAGGATCTGGCCGACGAAGACGCGGGCGAGCCCGCGCTGGAAATGCTGGATGGCGGTGTCGCGCGCATGCGCCGGGGTGCGGCCGTCAATGCCGACAACCCCATACGCCTTGAGCGCGTCGCGCAGCGCGTCGATGACCTCGGTGTGCCAGCACATGAGCACGATGCGGTCGAGCCCGTTGTCGAGTTCCTCGGCCACCAGCGCGGCGACAGCCGACGCCTTGAGCGCGCCGGTGATGCGGCGCACCGGCCCGAGGTGCATGTCGAGCGTGCGCGTGTCGCCGACCTCGGCTGCGTCGAGGATGTCCTGCGCGGCCTCCGGGTCGCGGATGCGGTCGGGCACGCTGTCGACGTGCAGCGTCTGCATCGCGAAGGTCGGACGGCCGATGCCGACGTCCTGCTGCGTCCGACGCAGCATGAAGCCGTCCAGCCGGCCGCGCAGGTCCTCGAGGTTCTTGCCGCCGGTGATGACCTGGATCGTCGCGTAACCCACGCGCTTCGGATACCAGGTGCAGTACCGATCCACGAAGGCAGCGTGGCCCATCCGGTCGATCCGGTCATGCGCCAGCGCGCGCAGCATCGGCCAGAGGTCGGCCGGGCTGTTCGGGATCGGCGTCCCCGTCAGGCACCAGACGTGCTTGGCGGCTTTCGCAAGCTGCCACGCCGCGGCCGTGCGCTTCGCGTCGGGGTTCTTCGCGTAGTGGCTCTCGTCGAGGATCAGCACGTCCCAGCGATACGCCGACATCGGCTTCGAGAAACCAGCGGCGCCGTCCCAGCCAAGCACGACTGCGTCGAACGCATTCGCGTCGAACGGCTTGCCGCCGTAGGCGACGTAGACGCGGCGCGGGATCGACTGCCAGTCGCGGATCTCGCGGCCCCAGTTGGCGCGGGCGCTGGCCGTGGTCACGACGAGGACGCGCTGCGCCATCACGAGGTCGGCAGCGATGATCGCAGCCGCCGTCTTGCCGACGCGCGGCTCGTCGGCAAGCAGCGCCGCCTCCCTCTCAGCGAGGAAGCGGGCGCCTTCGATCTGGTGTGGCATGGGCTCCATCGGCGTCGTGCCTCTCGTGCTCTTCGTAGGAGGTGTATGGCATCACACCATACACCGGCGCAAGGATTATTTTCCTGCACCCGGCCGGTCGTCGTTGAAGACGCCGTGGTGCATGGCGTCCAGCAGGATCGCGCAGCATGCCATCGCGTGCGCGAGATGGTGCGCCCCGCTGCTCGCGTCGGTGTCGTGGCGCTGCCACCACGCCATGAGGTGGCGCAGCGCCGCGGCCTGGTAGACCGACGCCGAGACGTGCTTCTCGCGCCAGTTGTAGGCGCCGTACTTGTCCGCGCCGTCCTTCATCGCCCACGCGAGCTCGAGCAGCGCCGGCGGCGGCACGAGGTTGAGCGGCGCCTTCTCCGCGCCGCAGGCCGACTTGGGGTTGTCGTCAGGCAAGGACGTCATGGCTGGGCTCCATGCGGTGGCGGCGAAACCATTCGGCGATGAGCGCGGCCTCGGCGCGGCCGTCGTCCTTCACCCGGGCGAAGCTCTCGCGGTGCTCGGGCCAGAGGTTGCAGGCCGTGGCGCGCGCCTCGTCCTTCCCGGGCCCGAGGCGCATCGCCTTCTTCCATGTGACGGGCGCGACGAGCTCCACGCGCAGGCCGAGGCCGCGGGCCGAGTACTCGGCCGCGCCCACGGCGCGCCCGAAGTTGAACGCCGCCGGCGCCGACTGGCCGGGCAGGCCGCCGACCTGCTCGAGGACGAAGACCTCCGGGCCCCAACGGCGCAGCGCGTCGATCAGCGCGCCGGCGTCGACCTCGGCCTTGTCCGTCTTGCCGCGCCGCACGCGGAAGACGGGCATGTCGAGGACGCCGACGAGCCGGCCGTTCGAGATCAGCGCCAGCGCGCCGCCGCAGCCCGGGTCGCAGCCTACGACACGCACGAAGCCTCGCTTCGGCCGAGCAGCGCCGCGCACCTCGCGCGCACGAGGGGCGAGCCTGCGTGCTGGCGCAGGACGTCGATCTCGTCCTGGTATTCGATCGCCATTGCCGTGTCGCCGGCGCGGCGGGCCTTGCGCAGCAGCGTGGCGCAACACCAATACATGCGCGCTTCGATGTCGCGCGTCTTCGCGGGGGCTTGCATCAGTCCTTCACTCGCAGATAGTCGATCACGGACACGGGGGCTCCGCGGTCGATCTCCAGATACGCCAGCAGCACCGCGAACCACTCCGCAGGCACGGCCCCGCGCTGAAACCACTTCCGCACGGCCTCATCGGCCGGCAAGTTGGCGCCATAGGCGCGAAGAAAGCTGACAAGCCCTGTGGGGGTCTTGAAGTTGACGGTCAGAAATTGTTGCGCGTCGAACAAAAGCGGGCTCCCGGACGGCGTCGCAACCGTAATTTCACGACATGATCCCGGTCAACCGGATTCTGGCACCCACCTGTTGACGATCGGTGGAAAACGATATACAGACGACATACACGCCTCAGAGCACGGAGAGCACGAATGGCACGGAAGCTACGGACGCATGTCGACGGCGTGGTCGACACGGCCACCCCACCTGCGCTGCTGCCCAAGCACCTGTCGAGGCAGGAGTTCGGTCGGCGCCTCTACAATCTGATGCTGGCCAAGGGCTGGCATCAGTCCGAACTGGCGCGCCGCGCCGGCCTGCCGCGCGATCGCGTCTCGACCTATGTGCGGGGCGCGGCGATGCCGACGCCGGCCAATGTCGACGCGCTGGCCAAGGCTCTTGGCGTCGACGCCGAAGCCATCCTGCCCAACCATCTGATGAGCGCGATCGACGAGGACGCGCCTGCCCTCGAGATCCGGTCGAGCCCGGCCGCGCCCGGCAAGGCGTGGCTGCGCGTCAACCGGCTCGTGACGCTGGCCACGGCCGTGCGGATCGCGGACCTGCTGGAAAACGATCATGTTTCTGACGGAGGAAGAGGTCGCGAAGCGGCTGCGGTGCAGCCGATCGCGGGTGAAGAGGCTGCGCCTGGCGGGGCGTCTCACGTACCTGCCGGGCCGGCCGGTTCTCGTTGACGAGGCCGACCTCGTCGCATTCGTGGAGGAGAGAAAATGCAGAGCGTCCCAGAACTCCAGCGCGCCGACAGCGGCGTCTACTACGTACATTGGACCGAGCAGCGACGAAGCAAGCGCGTCAGCACGCGCACGCGCGATCTGGCTGCGGCGAAGGCTTTCCTCGCGCAATGGCTGCTGATGGAGCAGGCGTCGCCGAGCCGCGCCGACGGCGCGGCGCTGACGGTGGCCGACCTCTGGGCCGTCTACGAGGCCAAGCACCTCGAGCCCCACGCGATGGCCGCGGAGACCGCGGCCTTCTCGTGGCGCAACCTCGAGCCGCACTTCGGGCGTTGTCGGCTGGCCGACATTTCGGCCGACACAATCGACGAGTACGTGCGGCTACGCGCCGCAGGCAAGATCGGCCGTCCGTCGCGCTCGTCCACGGTGCGGCGCGAGCTCAACGCGCTGCGCGCCTGCTGGAACTGGTGCGCCAGCCCGAAGCGCAAGATCATCGCCGCGGCCGACGTGCCGGCCTTCGACCTGCCCGCTGACGGGGCGCCGCGCGATCGGTGGCTGAAGCACGACGAGATCCAGAAGCTGCTCGACGCCGCCGCGGCGCGCCGCCAGGGCGAGCGCCTCTCGCGCGGCGAGCGGTTCCTCTGGCTCGCGCTGGAGACGGCCGCGCGGAAGGAGGCCATCCTCCAGTTGACGTGGGACAGGGTCGACTTCGAGACGGGCACGATCGACTACAACGTGCCGGGCCGGCGGCTCACGAAGAAGCGCCGCGCCGTCGTCCCGATCAGCCCGGCGCTGCGGCCGGTGCTCGAGCGCGCCCGCGACGAGCGCGTCGGCGACCTCGTGCTCGACAACGGCGCGGATGTCTGGCGCATCGTGCGCGACATCGCCACGGCGGCCGGTGTCTCGGGCGTGTCGCCCCACGTGCTGCGGCACACGGCCGCGACCCACATGGCCCGGCGCGGCGTGCCGCTCTGGACGATCGCCAAGGTGCTCGCCAACACGCTCGCGATGGTCGAGCGCGTCTACGCCAAGCACTCCCCGGACGACCTGCGCGTGGCTGTCGGGATGATCTCCGGCGGGGCGCTCGTGGCGGCGGAATGATCGGGGCGCAGGCGCCCGACTTGGGCGCGGAAAGCGACCGACAGCGGCCTACACCGACCCGCCGAGCCCTTGGCGGGCATGTAGGTGGGTCGACAGACAAGGCACTTTCGGTGTCTTCACACGGGAGGGGTCGCAGGTTCAATCCCTGCCGCGCCCACCATCCAATTCCCCAGCAATAGCAACGGCGCCGGCCGTGTCTGCACCCCGCAGACACGGCCGGCCGACACGTCACTTGGGCGCAGACTTGGGCGCGCTACGGGCCGAACAGGCTGGGCGAGCGCGTCCGCGAGCGCCCGCGGCGCCAGCCGCCCGACCCGCCCGACAGGAGGCTGTTGCCGAAGAGGTCGGAGAGGCCGAAGCCGAGCGGCTCGGCAGGCATGGCCAACCCGAAGCCTCGGGAGGGCTCGAACGGCGGCGCAGGCGCCGCAGGAGCAGCGGAAGGCGCGGGGGTGGCGGCAGAGGCCACGGCGGGGGACGCCGCTGCTCCTGGGGCAACGGCGGGGGCCTGCGGAAGCGCCACGTTCCATCGCTCGACGTTGGCCACGTAGTTGGGGTCGCCACCGCCGTTGTACGCGCGCAGGGCGCGAGCGCGCTGGGCGGGGTCGAACCAGTCCTGCACGCCGGCGGCGCGCCCGCGCCCGGCGAG